CCTTGAGTTCACCTGCTGCACCGTAACGTGCATCGCTATTGTTAACGATGTCGTCAAGGCATGAGAAGATCTCATCATTCTGTAGTACTTTGTATCGTGAACCTACTACTGCTAGTGGCTCAGCTCCTGCATCAGTCCATTTAACTGTTGCAAATCTATCTGGAATTATTACTTGATTGTATGGATCAAAGTAAACATCCTCTAATGATACTCTCCAGTCAAGTCCAGCTTTAACCATCAGGTCATGTGCTGAGTTAACTTCGTACTCACAGTGCGTACCAATTATTGTGTATGGATTACGTCTAGTCATTCTGTTCCTCTATCATTTCTGCGAATGCAGCATCTATATCTACTGCGTTTACTTCTTGTATAATTAATTCATCTATTGCTTCTTCAGCGTAATCAAATGCACTAGCTAGTAGCAGTATTGCTAGTTGCTTGGCATCTTCCATTGCTTTTGTTCTATCATTGCGTTCGAGTAACTTGTAGATCTGGTACAATGCTTGAAGAAAATCAAGGGCTACCTTATCTGTTACTGCTATACCTACAATCTCTGGATAATTTTCTTGCTCGTACCATTTGAACGGGTCGCTAAACCACGGCTCGTCTTTAATACTCATGCTTCTCCTACTTCTGTGCTATCTATAGTTATGTCTTGTGTTTCCCATTCGTCTTCATCTACTTTATCTGCGAGATCTGATTCACTATAGATATCATTGGCGCAATCCTCTGCGTTATCTTCACTGGTTGCACTAACTGTTACTGTTACTTGTGCTTCTTGAGTACGTGTAATTGTATAAGTTACTGAGTATTCTCTACGCATTAGCGGAATCTCAAAGAACTTAAGAGATTTATTTACTTCTTCTGCCCAACTATCATACTCATCACACCAGTCACGTTCAGTTGCTTCTTCATAGATGGCATTAGTAATACGATAGCCATCTTCCATGACTTCATTGGTTCTGTTAGTCATTTCTTGCTGTGTGTAGTAGACAGTACCGCTGCTTGTTTTAATCATTTTGTTTGCCTCAATTTAAGAGCTTGTTTTTTTTCTCGCTTTATTTCTTTAGGACCTTTTGTTATTACTTGTATTCTTTTACCCATTGAGGTGACCTACTGGATCTGTTGTTTTGTGGAATGAGTTAGCTTCTATTGATGCATAGAAGATACGTGGTGGGATGTCATGATTACGTGCCATCTTTAGTAGTCCTAATAGACCAGCTGTGCAGCCTAAGATTTCTGCTTCATGCAACAAATCATCTACTAACTTTAATTCATAATCAACATCACGATCTTCATCAAAGTCTTCTAACATACCTGCATGGCATAGCAAGAACGCAGCTAATACCATTGATGTGTATCCAATTGTTTCTGCTCCCATTGATTCATTGTCAACCATTGCTTGGCTAATAGTTGTAAATGATTTCATAATGTCTACTCGTACATTGAATGGTGCATCACTAAAGTATTTAAGTATACCATCACGAATCTTGATGTTAGTAGTGGCTACGTGGATTAGTTCAAGCTCTTCGGTACTTAGTTGATCATAGTTAGCATCTTCATCTAATAAGAATGCTATTAGTTTATATACATCTTGAACGATTGTTAGATGTTCTGGAGTTATTGCACCTAAGTCTATCTCTTGTGTGCTTGTACTCATTTGTATTTCCTTTCGGTTGATGTTTGTTATCTACTTAGTAGCAACCTAGCTACTCACTTTGTACTTACAATAACAAGAGAGAGCCAGAGCGTTATGCTCTGACTCCCTCTGATTGATCTAGACTTCTGCTAGTTCTACTGATGTGATTAGTATTCGTGTTAGTGGTTGGTTACGTTGATCGTTTTGCACGTTAGGTCGTGTATCAAACTTGGTATCCAACTCACCAGTAATGTTAACTACTGGTGTGAATCCTAGTTCGTCTTGCATCTCACGCAATCCTCTTAGTACAGGTGCGATATTCTCATCGAAGCAGGCTACTGGGATTGTGAACTTTGCTCGTTCGTTACCAATCTTCTGCGTCAACTGTGCTACCATCATCAAGCCGTACTGATCGAACTCTCTGATGTTCTTCAACTTGCCACTCACTGTCATTGTGTTATCCATCGTTATCCTTTTCCTTCCGAGGAGCCATCGCCCCCCACAGGGTGGGGGCGTGGCGATTCCTCATACTAAAACTCTGTCGCAATTTTGACAGGTCTCTAGTCTTGTTGGTGTGTACAGGTAGCAGTTATTGCATACCGTATTGATACGAGTGAAGTGTGTCTGATCTGTCTCTATGTACCTAAGTCCAGGTAATCCCATAAAGAAGTTCTCACTAGGTCGGTCAGCTATAGAGTTCCAGTCTTGCTTGAACTCATAGCGTTCCTCGTCTTGTTCTTCTAGTACAGGTACATGCCTACAGGTAGGATCGAAGCAGTCTGCTTCCTTGAGTCCACATAGTGCGCGAACACTGGAGATGATGTAGATCTTGCGTCCTGTTAAGGTAACTGGTGCTACCCAGTCATGTCCTGATACAGGCTCAGTCTCTGTCGAGATAGTACCTGCTCGTATCTCTGATCGGTCACCGAATACGTAGTCAGTGGTATCGTGACCGTACTTAGTCTGGATGTCAGCCCAGTTATCTTCTTCTTCATTTACTAGGTTGCGTACTGATATAAGCTCACCGAATAACTCGGCTGCTTTGAGTACATTGATAATAGATATCATGTTCTCATCATCTTGATATGCTTGCTCAGTCATTGTATTCTCCTGTTCTGTGACTGGCTGGAATCTGTTTAGAAACCATAGCAACGACCACCCCACAAGGTGGGTGGTCGTCACTAGAGCACCTAAAAAGGTGGCTCCCAACTCTCTACGTCAAGGTTAAGTTGGCGTACTTGTTGGGTTAGTTTGTAGTTATCTTGAGATACTTCTACTATCTGCTGGACATATGAATTACATTCATCGTTCAGGCGTAATATTTTAAATAGCAGTGCCACTATTACTATGACTAGCAATAGGTCGAATCCATTGATTGTGTTTAGCATTACTGTGTCCTTTCAAAGACTATGAACTTACGGCTATCCTGTCTGAACCAGGAGCTTGGGCGTGAAGAAGAGAGGGAACTCAGATTGCTCTGAGTCCCCCCTCACGTGTGCTACCAGAGTTCTGCGAATGCAGGGAACTCGGTTGGTGGTTGGTACGCTAGGCGTTCCTTCTCAGTTAACTTCTTATCGAAGGTAACTACGGTCAGGAATCCTAACTCTGGGTTGGCTTCCTTGTACTCGATCGTGGCGCGTCGTGCTTGTGCCTCGGATACGAATGGGGTCTCTGCGCTCAATCCCTTGAGAGCGTCGTATAGATAGATGTGCATTGTCTGCTCCAATCAGTCAATCAACTGCAACCACTGCAGAAGAAAACAGAACAACAAACCCCGACGGCTCTGCCGTCGTAGTCAGGGGGGAAAGACTGCGACCAGACAGTCTGTACCACAAACAAACTATTTAATAAGTCAAAGACTGTTAACTACTAGGTGGGGGTAGTCAGTCTGTCCCCGTAGGGGACTAGTTCTACTGCGTAGCAGTGGTGCTATAGTTCCATAAGCAGTAGGGTAGGCGGTATAAGATTCTGATTAGACTTGACCACCAGTTATTAAAGTGGTCGTGGTGTAATACTGTATAGTCTGTAATAATTTATAGTTAGTTGTTTGCCCGTAGTATTATCTATTTGTTTTGTTTATAACAATCTATGTGAGTTAGGTAACAATTTGGTAACAGAGCGTTACAAGTGTTCTGTAACAGGGTTAGTATTAGTAGAGGTTATAAGTAAAGCAAGCTTGCCTTATGGCTTGCCTGTTAATTGTAACCCCCTTTGGAGGGGTTACTTACTATTACTATTAATAATACTAATAGTACTATTAGGATAATTAGGTTTATTATGGCTGCTAAAGCTGGAGATCAACACCATACCAGACTTCGGCAAATTGAAGATCAAAGAAAGTTTATTTCGTTTCTCAAGCAGGGCATAGATATGGATTCCGCCCTTGCTGCTGTGGGGAAGAAGCGGACTGCCCTTAGATCTTGGCTCCTAGATGGGGAATTCGCGGCGCAGGTCGAGGAAGCTTCTAACTTTGGATCCGATGCCATTGCTGCCTCACTAGGTGAGAATAAACATAAAATAGATTTTGCCACGTTCTCCAGAGAGTTCTTGAACACCGAGGTATTCCCTCATCAGCAAAACTGGATTGACGTTCTTGAGGGTCACGACCCGACGTGGCAACACCCTTCGTTTACATATGAGCCAGGTAACCGCCGTAGGCTTTTAATTAACGTGCCACCTGAACACGCCAAATCAACCACAATGACGGTTAACTACGCAATGTACAAAATTGCCCTTAACCCCAATATCCGCATTGTTATTATTTCCCAGACCCAGACTCGTGCCAAGGAGTTCTTGTACTCCCTAAAGCAGCGCATGACTGAAGAGCCGTGGCTTAAGATGCAACAGGTGTATGGACCTTCTGGGGGCTATAAGGAGACGGCAGACCAATGGACTGCAGACAGAATTTATCTCGAAAGAGAGTCAGGGGAGAAGGACCCGACGGTTCAAGCTCTTGGCATTGGACAACAGATTTACGGTACTCGTGCGGATCTAATCATCATGGACGATATTGTCTCAACGACAAACGCGCACGAATGGGAAAAGCAACTCAACTGGTTGCAGAAGATGGTCGTTACCCGTGTGGGTTCGACTGGGACGCTGCTGATTGCTGGGACTAGAGTTTCCTCAATAGATTTATATAAAGAAATAAGAAATCCAGAACACTGGACTGGCGGTAAGTCACCTTTCACTTACCTAGCAATGCCAGCTGTACTTGAGTTTGACGATAAGCCTGAGAAGTGGAAGACCCTTTGGGCTAGGTCTGATAGACCGCTGGATGGGGCTGACGAGTTTGATGATCC